CCCAAATAAACAGGTTTGTGAAAATAGTATAATCGTCTGCTTTACAGAAGAAGAAACACTGAAATATTCTAAAATGAATATAGCCGGCATTTGCTCTGATTATCTTGAGGTTTTAAAATGAAATTAATTGTCATTACTGGCTGTTTGGGCCTTATTGGCTCATATGTGACCCGCAAATGTCTTCAAAAAGGTTGGAGAGTTTATGGAATTGACAAATGTACTTATGCTGCTAATATGGAATCTTATTATGAATTCTGTGAATATGAAAACTTTGATTTTTTAGAAGAAGATATTGCAGATGTAGCCTATCTTCCAGATTGCGATTATGTTATCAACATCGCCGCCGAATCTCATGTTGGGAATAGTATTATTGAGTCTAATGACTTTATTCATTCAAACGTAGTTGGAGTCAAAAACCTTTTGGATCTTATTAGAAAGAAGCCAAGAAATGTTGACAATCAACCAATCTTTTTCCACTTTAGTACAGACGAGGTTTACGGAGATATCGTAGACGGTGAACATATTGAGACAGATATTCTCAAACCCTCAAATCCTTATTCTGCATCGAAAGCTGCTGCTGATATGTTTATTCTTGCTTGGGCTCGGACTTATGATATGAAATATCTTATTCTTCGCCCTACTAACAATTATGGCAAAGGACAATATCCAGAAAAATTGATTCCCATTTCTGTAAAGATGCTTCAGCGTGGAAAGAAAATTAGACTTCATGATGAAGGCGATCCTGTAAGAAATTGGTTACACTCTGATGACACCGCCGAAGCTGTTATCTCAATCATTGAATCGGGAACATATAACGAAATTTATAATGTTGCTGGTGGATTTGAACAAAAAAATAAAGAAACTGTTCGAAAGATAGTTGAATGTTTTTTTGAAGATGACCGTAATTATCTTGATCATGTTGATCTTGGATTTAAAAGAGAAGGCCAAGATGTTCGATATGCACTCAATGATGATAAATTAAGATCGCTAGGTTGGAAACCAAAAAAGATTTTTGACGAAGAAATCAAAAAGTTGGTAGATTATTATAAAGATACATTTAGATGGTAGTATGACTGAATTTGAATTTACAGTAGAAAAAAATAAAGAATTAAGAAACTGGCTAGTTGAGCTCGAGAAAAAATGTAAAGAATTAATAAAGAAAATAGATTCTGATGGTTTAGGTATTTATCATAGTATAAATTCAGATATTTTCGAAATGAGCACAAGAATATATAAAATCGAAGCCGTTTTGGGTCTTATAAAAACATTTCATTTAGAATTAGATAATTTAGATAAGGAGCAAAAATGAATTACACTCTATCAAGCCAAGCCATCGGCGCTCTAATGATGGCACTACAAAAGTCTCTCCTCGAGCAAACGGATATCGTCCCGGTTCTTCAGGGTTTTGAGATTCAAGTTGATGATACGAATCAATTGGTTGTAATGAATCCTCCGGTTGTTCGAGTCGAAGGCGAAACTATCGAGACATCACAACAATAATGCCTCGTTACTATTATCATTGCGATGCATGCGACGGGGAATTTGAGGTCCGTCATGGAATGTCCGAGACACAAGATAAGTGTCTCAAATGTTCTATGGCTGGGCCTCTTGTTCGTATTCCACAACTTATTCAGAAACAAGAAATAAGAAAAGATAATTCTACTGCTGCATCTAGAGTGATTGATACAATAGAAAATAATAGAGAACTTTTAAAACAAATGAAAAAGGAAAGAATCAATGACCCTAACTAGCTGGCTGATTATTGCCTTATTTTTGTCTATTCTAGGCAATCTTTTTGGTATCTGGTACATCAATAAACTACTTGCCAAGATTTTGTTTGTATCTCAAAATCTTACCGATTTAGTGGATCTTTTGACCACTTATCGCAATCATTTGCAACGGTTGTTTCAACTCGAGATGTATTACGGAGATGAGACAATGAAATTTCTTATCAAGCACACACGATCATTGCTAGAAGTTTTGGAGGACTATAGCGATATTTACAAATTAACCGAGCCAATTGAGCTCGAAGAAGAGGATGAAGAGTCTTATGACGACGAAGAGACGAGGCCGCAAGCGGTCAACGAAGAGAATGTATTTTACGGAGGTACACGAGGCGGCAATAGTTGAGTACTGCTCTTCGAAATGTAACGAAAGAAAATCCGAATTATACGTTGGCTTTATTCAGCCGACATTTAACGAGATGGTAGACAAGATTGTTTATTCTTATCATTTTACCTCACTTGCAAATATTGATGATTTAAGAGATGAATGTAAAGCGTGGCTTATAACAATTTTAGATAAATTCGATCCAAACAAAGGATCCAAAGCATTCTCTTATTTCAGTGTTGTGACAAAGAATTGGTTTATTCATAAAGTCAAGAAACAAACCAAACGCTGCCAAAGAGAGATTGAGTATGACCTTGTAGCAAACGAAGTCTATGAACAAGAGGTCCAACAAGATGCGAATTATCTTTCTAAAAGAGAAAAAGAAGATTTTTGGAAGAAGCTTTGGGAAGAAATTGACGCATGGGGAACCGATGATATGCGAGATAATGAAAAGAAAGTTTACGAGGCTGTAAAAATAATTCTTTCCTCTGCTGATGAGATTGATATTTTAAATAAAAAAGCTGTTTATTTATATTTAAGAGAATTAACCGGACTTAATACTAAGCAGATCGTTACTCAATTAAATAAAATGCGAGAAAAATATAAAGATTTTAAAACAGATTGGGATGATGGTAAAATCTGAATCAAAACTAATTAGGTTATGAGTAAAAAACTTGAAAAATGCATCGATGATGCCTTAAAAAACATAGAAGAAGATAGAAAAGTCACTAAAGAACTTCTAAACGATGCGATTAAATATGTAGCAGTTGACGAAGCTAGACATAGAGAAGTTGGAATTATTATGTCCAAATATGTCGAAACTTTACAGCGCTCAAATGAACAATTGGTCAAGATTGCTGGCCTTATGTCTAAAAACGAAAAAGCCTCTGCTGGCTTAACAGATGATGATAAAAAGGATTTATTTGATTTAATTTCAGGTAAAGACGATGAGTAATTATTTTGTCAAATATTTTGACGCAATTCAAGATAGATTTGCAAGACATGCTATTGAAGAAGAGATAAAGCTAGAGAAACTATTTGGAAAAAATAAGTTTTCTGGAAAAATAACTTTTGAAGGAATAGTGATGTCTGACCCAGCTGCGACATCCGGACAAACAACTAATGGCTCTACTGCCAATCGCTTTGTAGCAGTAAAAGTTTATATAAAAGAAATTGACGATCATATTTTTGATTTCGATATTTTAAATAAAGTTACTGATGAACAACAAAAAATAACACTTTTGAATAATATGATTGGTGGTGCATGCTTGACAGCTTATCCTGACTCTTCTTTAAAAGGAAGCGAGCCTGATCCAAAATTCCAAGCAGGATGCACTGTTGAGCTAAAGTTTAATGATCAAGGCCCACAAACGGCTGATCATGGAAGAATGCGTGGCTTAAGGTATACGAAAGTTACAAGAGTTTCTGATTCTAGATATTCTGGTCTCGCAAAGTATTTTCAAAATTCTTTGGCCGATTCTTTTGAGAATGGCTCTAGTTCTCCTGCATTGGCAGGAGATTTCGAAGATGTAAGTTCAAAATCTATTGAAGAACTATCACCCCAAGCACAAGTAATAATAAGAGAGTTTATGGCCGAATATAAACAAAATGTTGGGATCAATTTAGTACCTACAAGCACATTTCGAACCATTGGAGCTCAAGTAAGAATTGAGCACACAAATGTACAAAAATCTGGCGGCCAAGAATGGTATAGAAAAACTTATGGAACTTCCAATTACAGAACCCAGATGTTAGATAATTATATTAATTATCCAAATGATATTCCCGGCAACATACAGAGAAACGTACCCATTTTGCAATCAAATAAAACAAAGTCGGCACATCAAGTCGGCTTGGGAATCGATTTTAGTACAAAAGCACTAACTTTTGATCAAGGAGTTAAACTAGAGGAATTGGCGAATAAATACCTCGGCGCCAAAAAATTCAAAAGCTTTGAATGGGAAAAAGTAAGCGAAAGATACGCATCGAATCGGGCAGCAAGAAAAAATAATGGTACCACATTTAGTGGCGAACATTTTCATATTTCCATACATGCTGAAGCAAAAGGACAAATATAGTGTCAGGAGATCTTAAATCACAAAAGAAACCAATTGATGTTCAATGTCTTTCCTTTACGGATCAAGGCATAAAAGAAATAATTGATTCGGGAGAGTTTACTGGACCATTCCACACGCCGCTTGCTGAGTGTGTTCCAATTTATGAGTCAGCTCCATGCGAAACAGTAATTGCCGGAGATAACAATGCTTTTGTTATTCTCGGCCGAGACAGGCCATATTCGCTAGGTTCTGGTAAAGGCGCATTTGGCGGTAAGTGTGGAAGAATTCACATGATCGCAGGTCTGGCTGCTGCATATGATAATTCATCCGATGCCCTTGAAACTGGACCAAATCTTATTACAGATGCTGCGACGCTCTACATTACACAAAGAGGAAATATCGACGCATACTTTGGATTACCGCCGGGCAAGAACAGAAGTGCCGATGACCGTTCCGCAATTGCTTTGAAAGCAGATCACACAAGAATTATTGCGAGAGAATCGGTTAAAATTTATGCTGGTCCGACAAAAACAAGTTCAATTAAGAAAGAAACTTCTTCTGTTGGAGGGGAACTTGATATGAGAGGTCGCATTGATTTAATCGCAGGCGACGAAGAAAATATACAACCAGCCGTACTTGGCGATAATCTGGCCGAATACCTTTCTGAACTAACCACACTCATTCAAGAAATCTGCACAGCAGTTGAGGACCTTAATAAAAGAACAAATAAAATTAATAATGCTCTTGCAATACATACTCATACGCTTGTACCTTTGGCGCCAATTACCAATATACCAAATTTTGTTTTACAAGGTGCTCATAAGTTAGATATCCTTAAAGGCAAAAAAGCAAAATGGAATCATACTTGGGCTAACCTTAATTTGACTCTAATGGAATTCAATGCATATGATTTTGATGACTTATTGCCAATTAAAGGTGCTAGAAATTTCCTTTCGGATAATATTTACATAACATGACAACACTTAATGAATCAAAGTTTTTAAACAAACAGAAAGATGTTTGTGAAGATACCGTTGCGGAGAAACCACCTCCGAAGATATGTCCTACTTGCATACCGAATCCTGATGCTATTGTTCCTGTTTGGTACGAGGCAGAGGAGCCATTTCTTGACGAACAACGATGCGAGTACGTTGTCAGAGTTAATGTAAATGACAACGGTGATAGTTACGATGTATCTCAAATGAGAGAATCGGGCAAATCTCTTCGCGAGGTTTTGAATTCCTATAAAATTGCAGGAATCTATCAATTATTGAGATTTTTTGAAAAAGAAATATCAAACCAAGTAATCTTCGCCTTTGCCGATGATCCTCAAAAACTTAAGAGATTATTAAGAAGAAATAGGGCAAAAACAGAAGATTTGATTGAGAAGGTAACTCAAAGTGTCACTGACGGTGTTTTTGATATTTATTCATTGAGCCAAGGACTTATTGATGCTTATGGCTTAAATGCTGAAGGCTTCAATCCCGAAGCGCTTGAACTTTATGCTCGTGCTGATGACTATTGGGTTTCTTTGTATCAAACACCAAAAGGCGGAGAACCAATCTGGGTAAAGGTTGTAATTCCGGCGTTCATCTTTGATAGAGTTCCGGAAGGTCTTGCTGGAGATGAAGAAGATGAATCTGACACATCTGGTGAGAAAGAAGTTATCATTGACGGCACCAAGTTCAAAGGTAAGATACGAAGGTTAAAGCATGTTCTCGGAGTTTACAGTAAATACCAAGCATATTGGTGGCAATCCGAGAAAGGAAAATTGGCTTTTCAAAATGATCCAATCAAGGGGTCTTATAAGAACTCATTCTATTGTAAAATCTATATTGATAAGATTGATGATATCGCAGATGAGATTGAGTCACTAATCGAATCACAAACTAATTTTCGCTTGCGTCGTCGTAGAACTCGCCGTGCTGTTGACAAAATCAAAATTACATTTAAGCAAAGAGGTAATAACCCCTATTACATCAAGAAACTTGAAGTTATGGGTTTTAGTTGTCCTGAATATGAAATAATAAATTTAAATTCTCTCAAAGCAGACAAGAGAAAGTATAGAGCACCGTTTAACAATGAAACGGCCCTAGGCTATATAGCCAATCTAAATCCCATCGACAGCGATCTCAATTCCAGAGAGACACCTCCTTGGCTTGACTTTTTGGTTAAATACACATATCCAAAACTAACTCTTGACTATGGAAACGCTTCACCAGAAACAAGCGTGACCGATGGCACCACTTCTATACTTGGCTGTATTGTTGATAATAACGGTGGGACAGAAGGACTTCGTGACTTCTTCTTCGATCAGGTTATTTCAACCTTTGAGGCAATTGAATATAAATGGAATCAGAATGCATGCAAGGTTTTAGCAGGCGCCGCAAGCGCAGCAAGGGCTGCTGGTGATGCAGCGAGATCTGGTCTATCAGACGAACAAGCAGAATTTCAGCAAGATCAGATTCTTGGAGAACTACAAGATGATCTAAACGACACAAGTTCAGGATCAGGAGATATGTTCTTAGAGGCACGTGTTAATAGGGCTGCCCGTCAGGCTGAAGAAGAATTATACAAAGTTGAAAAAGAACTTGAGTTGCAAGAGCGTATTGACTTTTTTTTGAAAGACAAAGATAAACATGAAAAAGAATTAAAAGATATAGTTGAGTTGTGGGATCTGTTTTTAAGCGACTTTACAGCCGACGATCTATCAATCCTTATTGAGGTTGAGGAAATAACGACTGCTGATCAATTTGCTGATGATGTTTTTGCCAACACTACCCCTGCACCGTCGGCTTTACTGGGAGAATCTCCTGCCGCACCATATCCAGTAAAACCTGATTCAGAAATTGTTGATGAAACATGGTCTGATACCATTGGATTGGATGAAATAGGATTTGCGTTCGAGGAAACAGTTAGGTCGGCAGCAACCAGTAATCTAGATAATGCTTATGATGCTTATCTTGGATCTACTACACTGGAATCAAAAGTGTTCTACGCAGATCAAATTTTTAGATTTGGGAATGATATAGTAGCAACAGTCATTGAAAAAGATAAGATTGATCGATCAAAAGAGTTAGTTAAATTAATAAATTCTGCAACTAATATGATAGACAATCTTAATAAAGAGATTCAAGAACTACAAGAAAGTACAGCACGATCTCGAGCACGCAAAGAAAGAAAAGCCGAGAACGAACAAAGAGATTTCAACAGAGAAGCAGCTAAAACAAAAAGAAAGACAACCAAAGAGATCAACAAAGAAGTAGATGGATTATTGTCTGGCCCAAGAGCCCGAAAAGAAAATCGAGAACAAAGACAAGATGACAGCAGATTTTATAGAGCAGATGCTAGAGCAGCTAGAACAGAGCGTCGTCAATCGCGAGGTGCAGAAAGAGGTGAAAACCGTTTCATCGCAGTCGGTCGAGAAGCCGCAATTGCTGGTTTTGACTTTGAGAACTCACTTGTCTCTTTATTTTTAACAGAAGAAGAAATGGCAAACTATGGCTTGTCTGGTTTTAATTTATCAAGAATTGGCGGAAAAAGAAAGAAAGGCGAAGGCGCAAAACAACGATTAAAGAACTTTTTTGACAACTTTGGTATTTGTGGTTTTAATAAATTGATTGAGAAAGCAATCAAGTGTCTATTGTCAGGAATGGATTTAAGGACCGCTCTTAATCAAATCGTTCGTGCCGCAATATCTAATATGTCGCCAGCGGCGATGGATAAACTTCTTGTTGGTCTTGATCCAAGAAAACAAGCCGAGATCAGAGAATATGTCGCTCAACAATTTGGGGATATGCCTGCTCCATGGGAAAGAAATTATCAGCCCGGTCGTGTAACAACCGATCAGCAAATAGATGCAAAGCAGTTGTCGTCTGTGTCTGACAATATTTCTTCAAATGCTGGTAATGTTGAAAAATATAAAACACAAGTATCGGCACTTGATGATTTTGTTTCTGCTTTAAGAGAATTCCTCGGCGACATAGAACAACAAGCAAGTTCGACTCAATTGCCAACCGGTATTAGATTAAAAGCCGGAGATGCTGGTAATAATGTGAAAATATTACAAAACCTTTTGATAAATAATTTGGGACCTATTCTTACAGTTGACGGCGATTTTGGTCCAAAAACCAATGAAGCAGTACGCTCATTTCAAACTCTAAAGGGATTAACCGTAGACGGAATAGTTGGGACTCAAACTATTAATGCATTAAACGGACCAGTAAAACCGGCAACTCTTGGTCCTGAGAACATTGAGCAAATTTCAGTTCAATTTTCTGCTAGCAATGATATAAAGGAATTTTTAATTTCTAAACTGACAGGCAAGACACCAGAGCAAGTGCCAACAGTTGCAAATCAAATTAAAGATGATCTGAATAAAAAAATAGAAGAACTTGAGACGAAAGGCAAAGAACTTCAAGGTTCATTGACATCAGAACAACTCCAGCAATGGCAGAACATGTCCGATGAAGAACGACAGCAGATGATTAATGATGCGCGCATCGAAGCGGGTATTGTTGTTGATGTCTCTAATCCAGAGCAAGTCCGCCAAGGTTCTATTGGTAAAGCACTTGGAAATGTCCAAGGAGCGATATTTGACGCATATGTTGAGGCGTTTATGTCTCTAGTTGGAATCGAGGATCTATTTGCTGCTTTGGACAAGATTCCCGGTGCCAAATTGATTGGAAGAATTATTGCTTCTTTTGATTGCCCAAATGTTCATTTTATTTATCCTCCGATTAGATCATTCTTGAGTACTTTAACTTTTAAACAATGTTTGGACGGAGGTCGCCTTGCATTCCCCAAACTTCCAAGGCTACCAAATATTAGAAGCTTAGCGAAGATTATATTTGATAAATTGGTACAGATATTAAAAGATGCTGTTGCAGATTTAATAACAAGGGTTATTACTGCATTATTATTGAAAGTGTTGTTAACAATTGAAAATGCCTTATGTAAAGCTCTAGAGGCCGTGGGCAGGTTTGCCGCCGAAGCAGTCAAAGGTCCCGATGCCAACTTTGGTGGCATGATGCGTGATTTATTTTGTGATGACGGTACAAGTGATTCAGATGTCGATGATTTGACATCAAGTTTGCTGACCGATGCTGGAATTACAAATACAAAATTACAGAACTTGGCGAAAAATGCAACAGCAAGCGATTTGAAAAATAAGCACAAAGAAATAACTCAAACAATTGCAAGAATTTCCTCTAGAAGAGAACTAGAGCAACTCTTGGTTGCTAATGACGGAGAGCAAGATATTAACACACTAAAAAGAATATCTTCAACAATTTCTCTTAAATTTCCAGAGTTTGCAATTTTCTTTGATGATCCAAGTAAAGTCGCTGCTATATTCAGTAACATTGGTAATAGACTGACTCCCGAACAGCGTGCAAATGTTAGAGATGGTTTGACAAGACCCGGCGTTGATGTACCAGTTGATTCTTCTGTTTGTTTGACATCAGCACAAATGGACGAATGGAACGATAAAAGAAAAACAATTTTAACCAATGCAGGAATGAATCCGGATGAAGCAGAGGATTATGTAGCGAAACTTAATGATCGTGCCGCTGGTGATTTGCTTGATTTGGCAGATGCATTGGCCAAAGGACCAGATCAAATACTTGGTGATGCAATTGAAAACGCTTTTAATCCAAATCCAAACGATAAAGGTCGCTTGAACGATCCATTCTGTCCTCCAACAAACGCTTCTTCAATTGTTGCTTTGGATACTGAAGAATCGCTTCAAGAAGCAGCAGAGCTTGCAGAGGGCACATTTAGATCTTTGGCTTTTGCGTTTACCAATGATATGATTGGAAAGAGAGACTCGTTCTTAGACAATGTCCTTGCCGATACATGTAATCTTCCACTGAGAAGGCACGAACAAAGGGCAAATAACTTTGTTTTCCAAATCGACTGGGCTAATTCGCAAGAAGATTGGGATGCTAAAAAAGAAAGATTTTCAACAACTAAGCTCGGTGAAATATATTTCGGGGCACTCTCAAGCGAAGAGCCAATAGGCGTATTCCCAGAGACAGTTGGAATTCTGACAAAAGAAAAATTAGATGCAAACGATTTTGCAATTGATTTCAAAACAACAGAAAAAGTTCGTCCTCAATCAAAAACAAAAACAATGGACATTGGGTTTGGCTTGAAAGATGTTAATGTCAAATACCGCAGAACATATAGAAAAGAACCAGATCTTATTCTTGATTTCTTTAATGATAAAAACGAAGGCTGCCGCTTTGAATATGAATTAATGTTTACCAATTATGAAGATGGCGAGATCAAATTTAAAAAAGAATTGGGATACAGAACATTCATTTATTACTATGGAAACGAATATGAAAAGACTTTCTTCGGTAAAGACGAAGAAGATAAAGAGATTCCATACGATAGATTAGAATATAAAGTTGTCAATACGGTTGGTATCTCGGGTACTGGCTCTGCTTTAGTTGAGCAACATGGTTCGATTACAGAAAAAAGTTTACAAGAGCTAAAAGTTCCATATCAAGGAGTTTTGTTCTCAAATTATATCAGCTCTATTCTTTCGGCTTCTGGACATTCTGCACTCCCAGTTAAACAAATAGCGAAGGACTCATATAAAAATTATATGGAGTATCTCTATAAAGGAGTCCTCAAAGGTTTGAATCAAAAACTAGACGGAAGCCAACCGGAGGGCTATGACTTCGGATATGTTGCAAATAACCTGACACCAGACGACGTATTGTATGTAAACCCTGAAGCGACATCTGACGAGAGCACTTGGGAATATACATACGACGAAGAAGAGATGGTTCTTGGAAAGTCCGCTACGAACAACGAAAGAGTTCATTTCTTGGATCCTGCGATCTATGGTGGCAGCTATACTAATCCGCCATTTTATATTGAACCGCAGAAATTTAAAGGTTGGCTCGGAATTGCATCAGCACTTGTTCCGGAGTTTGATGGTTGTAAGCCTAGACGAACTGATTTTATCGGTTTAAAAGAACTAGCCGATAATGTTACAAAACTTGAGCAAGCAATTCCACCTGATTCAAGATTAAGCGAGGACCCTGATTGTATCAACCATACACCGTTTGATAAAATATCTGATCCTTCAACGCTTGCTTATTTAGATACGACCGTCGCGGCAACAATTAGAATATATGCATGCGAGGCAATGGTAAAATCAATGCCTGTTCTATCTCACATGAGATATTCCGAAGACAATTATGATACTGGCTTTGCCTCCGTAATTGTAGAAAAGATGGAACAAGGCTTATCTGAAACTGAGGCGCTTATTCCTATATTCGGAGGAAGGGTTCAAAATTATAATTATTGGCTCCTTTTCCTTGAGTGTGCTGTTATGGCACTGGTTCGCAAAGTTAAGATGGGTGAAATTGAATCCAATTCAGAAATCGATGAAGCAAGAGCGATTATTGACAAAGCTCAACGACGTCATTTGTATCCAAATAGAGATGTTCTTAAAATTATCAAAGGCCATGGTTCTTCAATTGAAAGAATCAAAACTATCAATCCTGCTAAAATTGACGAAGATTACAAAAATCGACCAAGAGTTCGACAGGTTTTAAAAGGTTGTTATATCGCAGGATATCCGTCACTTGCTCAGAAAGGCGTTGTAATTGATCAGACAATTGATTTTGATCCCCTTCTTCTTACCCTAAATGGCGCTCGATTTGCGTCACATATAAACACGATCTATGATGTGAGAAGACAATGTAAGATTCTTTTGAAGTACCTCGTTAGTCACGAAATAAGCCAATTGATGTCAAATCTGAACGAAAGATTTGATGGAAGTCAATATATTTATGATTTTTATCGATATACCTTGGCTTTACCTGATGTTTACGCTAAAACCGCACTAAAATCAGGACTTACAGAGACAGAAGCGCCAATTACAGATGGTGAAATATCATACGGATCAGTCCCTGATGTTGGTGATGTTAGTTCTGTTGATCTTACAGCAGCCGGTGGCTTCGGCTTTTACATTGAAAAATACGTGAGAACAGTCGAAAAGCCGGAAGAATTTTATTCTGAGAGTCCATTCTGGGCGAATCCTGACTCCGATGCGGCACAAATTATTAAGAATATGCCAAACTCTTTGAAAGGCGTGTGCAATATTAAAGAGTTTGGAGAGTACTTCTCCCAAGCAAAGGATCTTTTTGACGACAATACCAATATTTCAGATATCTTTGGCGATGCTTCAATGAGCGAAGGTAGCGATACATACCTTGGATCTACCGGTTTGAAGTTCGGTGTTCGTATCATAATGGTGCCCGATGCTATTCTTGCCGGAAAAATAAACGAAGGCGAGATCGATGCCAAGTTTGCTCGAGAAGAAAAGTCATACAACCTACAGTCAATCCCTGTTGCATCGTTTGAGCAAGATATTCCAGATATTAAATTCAAAGAATTAAAATTTAATAACCCAACTTTGGATGAAGACCTTAAATGTTACATCGATAATCTTGTGAAGACTGATGAGTTTGTATTCCTTATGGATTATGTGTTTGGGATTAAGAAATTACCATCTATTCTGTTGACATATGTAAACGAGGCCTTCATTCAAGCTGTTGGTGCTGACGTTGAAAGAGATGTTGATAACATTATTGATCGTTTTGATGATGCTTGGAAGGGCGAGGTGCTGTCTGACTCCAAGAGAGAATGTCGTAGATTATTTGCTGCTTTCTATCGATCTGATGATTTCGAGGTTCCCGAAGGCGACGATGGCAGATCATTAGCAGAAATATTTGAAGATCTTAAGAAGGGAAGCATCTTCGGAAGACCGGATCCATCGATGCGTTGGTGGAGAAGACGTAGACAGCGCGGAAGACCATATGATAAAGATGGCAATGAATGTGCTGGAGAATTCGGCGGACTATTTAAGAACTAGAGGAACTTATCATGGCTACAAATCCATTTTGGGAAGAATTATCACAATTCGAAGATATTATTCAGGGACCTTTAGCAAGCTCTCCAACGGATCCTCTGACTGATATTACGGATCCAAAAGAACAAGTAAAGCAGAATTTTAGAATTCTTTTGCTAACAGCACCGGGAGAAAGATTAACTGATTCTAATTTTGGAGTTGGTATAAAAAATTATTTATTTGAACTTGCTAATGAACAAACTTATTCAAAAGTAAGAACAAGGATTACAAATCAAGTTTCTCAATATATGCCTTATATAACAATAAATAACCTAAGAGTTGGACTAGTAGATGCAGACTCACAGGTCATGAGAGTTATAATAAATTATTATATTCCTAAACTAGATCAACTAGACCAAATAGATCTGTCATTTCCATTATAATTCGTTTGTCGACTAATTATAAGTTGAGAGGGTCTTTTAAATGGCTAAAAAGAAAATTGTTCCAATAAATTACACCAGTAGAGATTTTGACTCTATTAAATCTGATTTGGTTGATTACTCTAAAAGGTTTTACCCAAATAGAGTTAACGACTTTTCAAAAGCATCTTTTGCCTCGTTGGTATTAGATAGCGTCGCGTATGCCAGTGATATTCTGTCATATTATTTAGATTATCAAGTAAATGAATCATTCCTCGATACATCAATTGAATTCGACAATATCCGCAAGCATGCCAATACTCTAGGATACAAGTTTGCAGGAATTCAAAATGCATATGGAACAATTGCGATGTTTGTTTTAATCCCAGCAAACGCAAATGGAACAGCTCCTGATACTTCTTATTATCCGATCGTAAAGGCCGGAACAACATTTCAAAGTAGCGGCGGAGGCTCGTTTATTTTAACTGAAGATGTTCGTTTTGATGATCCACAGAACGAAGTTGTCGCAGCACGGTTTGATCCTACAGATGGTGCAACAACCTTTTTTGCGGTTAGAGCATACGGGCAAGTAGTTTCTGGTCGATTCGAAACTGTAACATTTGATTTATCTAGCGAGCCATTTCAAAGATTTAGAAAATTAAGAGTTGGTGGTACTAATATATCTGAAATATTTTCTGTTGTTGATGGAAACGGAAACAAATATTATGAAGTTGATTATCTTTCACAAGAAACTGTATTTATCGACACAACCAATAAAAACGCAGCTAGCGATAATGTGAGAAGCATTTTAAAACCTTTTGTTGCAACAAGAAGATTTGTTGTTGAGCAAAATGATCAAGGTACTTTTATGCAATTTGGCTTTGGCTCGGAAGAAGATGAAACAACTGGATTAGTCGATCCTGCAAAAGCAACTGTTAAAATGTATGGCAAAAGATATGTGACAGATAGATCGTTTGACCCAACACAATTAATGAGAACAAACAAATTAGGAATTTCTCCCGGTGGAACAACTTTAACCGTTGTTTATAAGGTAAATGATGTTAATTCAACTAATGTTCCTGTTAATGCTTTGAATACTGTATCTTCAAAAATTATTAGATTTGACAACCCAGACTCTTTGGTACAAGCAACCCGTTTAGCTGTGGAGCAATCATTAGAGGTTAATAATGATGAACCTATTTCACTCGACACAACAGCGATTACCAATGAAGAGCTAAAAGTAAGAGCTAAAAATTATTATGCAATGCAGAACAGAGCAGTTAGTAAGCAAGACTATGAATCTCTATGCTATAATATGCCGCCAAAATACGGATCTATCAAAAGAGCAAATGCCGTCAATGATCCAAGCGGCACGAATAGAAGATTAGCTTTGTATTTGATATCTGCTGATACTAATGGTTATTTAACAACTACAAACGAAGTAACAAAACAGAATCTTAAAAAATGGATCTCTTCATATAAAATGTTGAATGATGTTATCGATATTTACGATACAAAAATTATAAACTTCGGGATTGATTTTCAAGTGACCGTAACAAGAGACGCTAATCCAACCGATGTTGTTAATCGTGTGATTTCCAAAATAATTCAAGATTATGATTTTGGTTTTTATATTGGAGAGCCAATTTATATTTCCGAGATCTCTAACATAATCTCTAAAGTTGATGGCGTCTCGGATGTTAAAAAAATTAAAATTTACAATCTTAGCGGCGGAAATTATTCCGGAACATCAGTGAATTTTGAAGATATAAAATCAAGAGATGGAACATACTATAAAGCACCAAAAAATGCTATATTTGAATTAAAGTTTCCAAGAAGAGACATTAAAGGAACTGCAAGATAATGGCTGTTAAAAGATATTTAGCAAATAAAGACAATACTATTACCAATTCATTTAAAGCAGATCTCTCGACAAGAGGTACTGGTTCGAATATGGGCCAATCAGATATTTTAGAAGCATTCTCAATTTATGCTCAAGCAACAACATCTTCGGTTGAGCTTCAAAGATTTTTAATACAATTTGATACTGATGCCATCAATACTGATCGCGCTGCTGGTCTAATTCCCGCTAGTGGCTCTGTTGAATGGAGATTGAAACTTTATAATGCTAGACACTCGAGTACACTCCCAAGAAATTATACTTTAAATATTCACCCTATAACAGCAGAATGGGAAGAAGGCATCGGCATGGATATGGAAAACTATACCGATTTAACTTATGATGTGATTGGGTCCAACTGGATTCGCTCTGCTGCTTCGACCGCATGGGATGACGAGGGCGGATCTTTCTTGCAAACTCCCAATGTCACAGCTTCTTTTCCGGTTGGTAACGAAGACATGTCTGCTGATGTGAGCAAAATTGTTGAAGATTGGCTTGATTCTACTCGTTCAAATTATGGCTTTATGGTTAAATTGCCAGACCATCTTGAGAGCGGCAGCCTATCATATTATACAAAAAAGTTCTTTGCAAGAGGAACCGAGTTCTTTTTTCAAAGACCAGTCCTTGAGGCTCGTTGGGATTCTCGCTTGAAAGACGATCGTGGAGAATTCTACTTGTCATCATCTTTAGCATCTGCCGAGGATAATATAAATACAATATATTTTTATAACTTTGTTAGAGGCAGATTAAGAGATATTCCAGACCTTGGTGATGACAAGCGTGTTTTTGTATCTTTGTTTTCTGGATCTGCCGGTAATACTACACCATCATCTTCACCAGAGATTCTTGTAATTGACGGAACACATGTCAACTCAGATAATAATCTTGTTGTAACTGGAGGGGTTGTTTCAACAGGTATTTACTCTGCCTCTGTTGCGTTTACTGGATCTTCAACTTTAACAAAAGTTTTTGATGTTTGGTTCACTGGTAGCGACTCAACAAATTCTGCTATTGACGCAATAACACAATATCACACAGGAACTATAGATATTGAAAACTTTGAGGCCGCAAATTATTCAGAAACAAATAGATATGTAATTAATTTTACAAATTTACAGAAAGAATATTATCCAGATCAATCAGCTAGATTTAGAATGTTTGCGAGAGAAAAAGGTTGGTCACCAAATATCTATACTGTCGTTCAAGCAACGGTTCCAACACTTACGTTTAGAAGTGCTTCGTATCAAATTACACGCGCAACCGATGATTATGTTGTAGTTGATTACGGTACTGGTAGTGCTTACCACACTTTAATGTCTTATGATGTATCTGGTAATTACTTTGATTTAGATATGAAACTATTAGAACCGGGGTATGCATACAACATTCAAGTTGCAATATACGATGACGCTATAGCAAGTTATATAGAGCAGCCATATAGTTTTAAATTCAAGGTAAACAAATATGACTATTAAGGATTTATTCAGTAAATCAAAAGTAGCAGTTATAGAAAGTTCTGAAAGTGGAAGCGTTGATTTAGAATCTCCAACATTTTTAAACACTGTCATTAAAAATAATTCAACTTTTGTTCCTTTCCTTGACTTTTCCGATCCAAATTTGTTTGTAAAATTTGGTTCTGCTGAGCTTTACTATGATTCTGCCATCAAGAGAATTTATCAGACTTATCCTTATGACGGCTCAGATAATGAAAAATTACAATTTCAATTATCTTCATCATTTTTAGAAGAGTGGCTGTATTATAATAAATATCCTCGATCAACTGGCTATGCTATTTTCAGCGCTAATGGTTGGGGTTCTCAAGCATCAACAGCAGATGGTTACGGATATCCTGCGTCTCGAGAATATATTGACGCTGCCGGTGGCTTACATACAGCTTCCGCAGGCCTAGAAACAGGAAAACTTTATCAAAACTTTGATAAATCAATCAAATACGATTCTAATAAAAACAGAACACAAAACTTTCTTCTAATGCCTTCTGATGGTAATACGATTGAGTTTTGGCTAAAAAAAGATGCTTTCGATGTTTCTAAAACCGAAAAAGAAGTTATTCTCGATCTTTGGAACACAGAAGATACATCATCATCTGATTATGGTCGTTTGACAATTTATTTGACTGGCTCGGGCGTTGGAGACTCTGGTGCTGATCCAATTAGAGTTACGCTTCGAAATGGAACACAAGGTTTTGATGATCAGACAATTGTTAGTTCTGATTTTACAACTTCCTCGTTAGCAGATTCAAATTGGCATCATTACGCTATTTCTTTTGTGTCTCAATCTACAAGCATAAAATCTTACTTTTATGTCGATGGTGCTTTAGAAAATGAGCTCAATATTGGTTCTGCTGGTATTGATGAAATCTCTGGTAGAGTCAATGCTCGCATTGGTGCATTGAAGACAGCACCCGACGGATCATCCGCAGTTGCCGGCGCTGGTAAATTAAGTGGCTCTTTGGATGAATTTAGATTTTGGAAATCCCGAAGAACATCAAAATTAATTAATCAAAACTGGTTCCAGTCAGTTGCTGGTGGCGCAAACACCGAGGACAACAATACAGCTTTAGGATGTTATTATAAATTTAATGAAGGGATAACAACTAGCACTTCAATCGATTCTAAAGTATTGGATTATTCTGGTCGATTAACCAATGGTACATGGACAGGATATTCATCCGCTTCTCGTAATACAGGTTCTTGTTTTGTGTCTGCTTCTGTGATTTCGGTCGAAGATCCAGACCCAATTATCTATAGCACCCATCCAGATGTCGTCTCTCTTTCATCTGAGATGCAAACCAGTGGTTCCGATTACGACACCACAAATACGACTTACTTATTTCAAAAACTGCCACAATTCATTCAAGATGAGGACATTGATAATGATGATGATGTAAAGAAACTATTTCAGATTATCTCATCTTACTTTGATACAATTTATTCACAAACTAAGGTTCTGCCCGAACTTACTCAAAAGAATTATTTTTCGTCCTCGATGAAACCTCTTCCTTTTGCTAATAAGCTTTTGGAAAGCAAAGGGTTCGTAACAAGAGAGCTGTTTGTCGATACCGAAGTTCTCGAGTTCTACAGAGGTAATGATCTACAGAATTTAAAATACGCCGAGAACGTAAACAATATTAAAAACCAAATATATCACAACATATATAATAATTTAGATTATATTATGAAATCCAAAGGAACCGAGAAGTCAATGAGAAATCTTCTTCGTTGCTTTGGAATTGATGATGAGTTGGTTAAACTTAATTTATATACAGACGGAGGGACTCACTATTTCACCGATGTATTCAAGAATACTTCTATAACCAAAAAATATCTAAACTTTAATAATCCTGCTTATTTTTCCTCGACTGTTTATCAAACATCATCGGCCAACAACGCAAATGTTTATATCTCGGGCTCTGGCATGGCTGGCTCAACCGAGAAGCTTGAAAGATTCAATGCTTTTACATTTGAAATCGACACGATTATCCCAGAAAAGATCGATATCACAGAACAAGGTTTTTTTGATACTGTCTTTTTGTCTTCCTCGATCGGTGGTTTTCACCAACCAGCTTTTGAAGAAGAAGGCGATCAATATCATTGGTCCACAGAAGATAACATTGCCAACCTCCAAATATATGCCGTAAAGGATCAAATTAACTCCGAGAAAGCAAAGTTTTTGATAACAAATGAAGACGGAACCCTATTCCTTACCTCGAGCTATTACGATGATATTTATAGCAATAATAGATGGAATTTGAGCGTAAGAGTTGCACCTGATGGTTATGGTGTTTATGGCTCTGTTCTTTCAAGTTCGAATCCTAATTATACGCTGACCTTTTACGGCGTCAATCATCAATTTGGCGAGGTAAGAGAAGAATTTAAATTAACTGCTTCTTTAAATAATACCTCGGGCTCTGCATACGTTTGCAATCCAAAAACGGTTTATGCCGGCGCTCATTATGAAAACTTCACTGGTTCTTTGCTTCAGCAGTCCGATGTACAGATTGGTGGCTGTCGTTATTGGTTTGATTACCTTGCTGACGCCGATTTGAAAGCTCATTCTCTCGATGTCACCAGCATTGGTGTTGACAACTCAACTCGATGCGGCACAATGTTTACATACGAGATTTCCGGAACTGTCTTGCCTCGCGCCGATATGCTAGCGTTATATTGGGACTTTGATACAGTCACAGGTTCTGATTCAAGCGGCAATTTTGATGTTTATGATTTAACCTCTGGTTCGACTGTAGCGACTTACGGCTGGCTCGATAACATTGTCGAAAGAGAACACCCCGCTATTGGAGCAAACTTCGGAGCGTCAAAGACGTCTTTCGTCGAGAACGAATTAATATACACAGCAAAGAAAGAGCTTCCCGAAATTTCTGTAAGTTCCGAGAACATTTATATTAAAGGTGATTACGAAAAGTTCTTTGTTAAAGATGACGATGTAAGCGATAATTTCTACTCGCTTGAGAAGTCAATGTATCAAGTCATCTCTGATGAGATGCTTTCAATGTTTGCATCCGCTGTTGAGTTTAACAACTTAATGGGCGAAGCGGTCGATAGATATAGACACCGTTATAAGAATCTTGACAAGATGCGTCAACTGTTCTTTGAGAAAGTCGAGTCCGACATGGACTTCGATAAATTTACAAATTATTATAAATGGATCGACTCGTCAATCTCGGAAATGATGACACAGTTGTTTCCATTTTCCGCAAGGCATTCAGAAGGAATCGCAGATATTGTCGAGAGCCACATTCTCGAGAGAAACAAGTATCAAAACAAGTTCCCGCTAACAACCCGACTTGCATCAACCGAGGGCTCGGCCCGAGGTGTTGGCGAACTTGATTACAATTGGAAGTTCGGACACGCACCTATTAATGAATCCGAGAACGAAAACTGCCTCTGGAACAAAGAGCGAAAAGAAAGAGCAGACATCGCAGATCGACAAGTAATTCAAAACTCTATCTTGAATCACAATAGCGCTTCTGCTCCGCTGCTAGCAAAAGACGACGGAACAATGTATTTTGGCTCAACTTATGCAATCAATCGCTTGAGCAAGCCATATAAAGAGAGCATTGCCTTCAACGACTCGGTTCATGGTGGAACAAACTACTCAAAGATTAAAGATCGCGATTTTGTTTATAGCGCCACGCGTATTCATGGCCCAGTATCACAGCAAATTCCTAAAGGTATTCCGCAAAACGTAATGGTTGTTGGTGTTGGTGAAGGCCAAGGCGTTGATACATTCATTGATTGCCTAGATGTCGAGAACCCAAATGAAAAAAGAAAATGGAGATTTTCTGCTGTTGTTGGTCGTTTTGCCACTGGTTTAAATCCACAAGCCAGACAAGGTGAAGAATATACTCATAAAGTCAAATCAGAGGCATATTGGCCATCAAATTTGGTCTCTGGCAATGTCGAAGGGGGTTATGCTGACCTTGTGACCACAAAGTTCAAAAGTGGCTCAATTATAACAAATTTACACTCGGATACATTTTCTCCAACAAATGAGATCGGTCTTCAATCTCCATTCACAAATGCTTGGGTTGGAGGTCACCAATCTCGTCATGTTGATTTGAATTCATATAATTCTGATAATTCAACAACAAATAAGCTTGACGATCAATACACTCGCCCCGAAGCGTGGAGACTTTTATTAAAAGAATGTCCGGATACTGATCCCTATGCAGAGTTGACTATATCTGGTTCAAATGATGGCGCTATGGGCTTTGTTGGGCCCGACTATGGTGGTCCATATCCTGATAGCTCTCGCAAGTATGCTTTCCGATATCGCGAGGAAAGAACAAAGCGTCCTGTTAATTTAAGAAATATTAAGACGACAACCGGCTCTGCGGTACTAGGCAATTACAAAGAGAACTACGAAGTCGTTCATACCTTTGGCATGAATGGCAATAGTCCTGTTTTAAAAGAAGCGACCGGGTCTTTGTTGCCCGATTATCATAGCACTCAACTGCCTGCTTCGACTCATTATCAAACATTGATTGGTGTGTCTCCGTTTTTATCTGGAAATGTTTTCGGACAACCAGATCCTGTCTTTAAAACAGGAAATAATAGACAGTCAAATGTTGCAGTCCAGACAATTTCCGAAGAAGTTGCGGGACAATATGCGACTGTTGGCTTGGCTTTTAAAGTTCCGCCACACGATGTTGTTTCTACAGGATCAGTCTTAACTGTACCAGATGCTGGTGGTACTGGTACAACATTTGAAATCGATGATGCAGGATCAGATTATCAAGTAGATACAGACGGTAGCGATACAAATTTCTTTAATAATTTACAAACTGCTTTGGTTTCGACATCTGGTCTTTATAGTTCAGCGCCATATACAACAGAAGGAGGCGGAGATCCAGAAAGAACATTAAGGGTTGAGAGAACTGGCCTAATAACTGATTTGATTCAATTACAAGTTAATAATCAAGGCACTCTTATAGAAAAAACAAACGATGAAGATTTCTTCTGGTCTGGATGGGTTTGGTTCCCATCAAATGCAATAGGAGCTACTCCTTGTGCACTATTTGAAATTTATGATGATGCGAACTCTACAAATAAATTTTCTGTTTATGTTGGAAAAGAAAACTTGCCGTCAAGAACATTTTTAGGAATAAGCGTAGGTGCTACAAATACTAGTGGCACTCCTATAGCATCACGTTTGTGGCAATGGAGAGATGACGGACTACCCGGTGCCGGTACCATGTTAGAAGATCAATGGGCACATTTAATTGTTAGTTATACATCCGGTTCAACTTTGGCCCAAGATTCTGTTAAATTATGGGTTAATCAGGTTTCTGGTACATTTTATAGTCTACCTTCTTTTGTTGGCTCTCCATTGCCTCTAAGTGCTTCTGAATATCCAAGCAGCAAGTTTCATATCTTAAGGGACGGTACTGGAACAACCACAACACAAGTAAGTCAATGGTCTGGTTCTGTTAAGGGATGGACATGGTCGACCGGCTCTATAAACGCTTCGTTGGACCCTAGACGATTATATAATTATGGCTATCTTTGGACACCAGAATACTCTGCTTCTTCCGTTGCCGCAAGTTGGAGATTCAATCAAACAACAGATGATATTCAATCAACCGGCAGTATTTTTATGGATTCTGTTGGTGAGTTTCATATTAGTGGAACAACTGGCGCCGGATCTCCGCTAGAGTTTAGAGCAACTGCTCCTGATGGGACATCAAATCTTTTTACTCCCACGATAGCAACTTTTAGTTTGACAGCGTCCGCACAAGATGCAGATTATAATGATACTGTATCAGCAGCCGGCTCTACTATTTATTTGAATGGACAAGAATATGTCGATGAATTCTTTAGTTTTGGAACACTGTCTGGTGGTGTCGCTCCTATTCCCGGTATTTATCGTTATGGATTTGATAATGTTATTGATTCCCAAAGAGATGATTTAACATCATCGAACTCAATTATCAGAACTCGCTTCTCAGCTCCCGGTGGTCCGGAGATCAATACGAGAGGATACTTAGATATTGGCTCTCAAGAGTTTTCTGTTTACAACGCAATGCCTTTCCGCAATTTGTCGATTCGAGGATCTGGTTCTGGTGAACAAGGAACAATAAGAGTTGACAGTCCAGCGTCGAGACGAGAAGGTTTGAGAACACTTTACACAAGACATTGCGGAAGATACGGAATCGACTCACAATTTGGAGCGATTCAAGAAGATTCTTATGAAGTAATTGACGCATCTTATCACAAAATTAATCGCAATACAAGGGTAGTTGTCGAGACCGGCTCACTAATTATTACTGAAAGTGTTGATAATTTTCATGTTTCAAGACCAATTCCATCACAAGATTATGGATACGCATGGGTTACTGCATCACTTGGGGAAGAAATGTCGGTAAGGTCCGAGAAAAGACAAATAGTATTTGGCTATTGGCCGAAAGATGGAATCGCTTCTGCTTCTGCGGATGTTCAGTGGCGAGGTAATGGGTTTGACTCTGCGGTTAATTTTCCAACTGCCTCTGACGGAGATGCAATAAGCGGAGAAGGTCTTGTAGGAGTATATTCATAATGGCACAATTTGTTGATTTTGTTGGATTAAATACGTTTATATATGAGGTGAATGGGTACATACCAGAGTCTTTAAATTCGAACGGTGCGTTTTTTGAATATGTAACTGGTGATGGTATAGCATATACATTACCACCAGCTGTCAATCTGGGATATGCCTTAGCTCTTAACAACCACATTGGATCTTATGGCTTCTCTCAACCCAACTTGTATCCATCTGGAAACACTTCGGATGAAATTTTTAGATACATTGATATTAATCAATTACAAAATCATAAGTTCCCTCTGCATTTGTCTGCCTCAATATATGGTATTCCATCATCTGCGTCTTATTTTCCTGCTTTAATGTTAAAAAGGAACGGCCCATACGGACATCCGATGTTTAAGCAGATCCGAGTTCATCAAAACCCTCTTACTCGGAGACAAATAAAAGAGAACATTTTTACAATTGTAGAGACACCGTCGCAAGAAGCCATAAGAACATTTGGCAACAATAAAATCGAAACAATTCGCTCAAGATATGGGAACATTGTCGGTTTTAGAGAAGCAATGGTGACATCTAGATATCAGCCACTCGATTGGCTATTGGGCTTCTCATCAGATGACGAAAGAATCGTAAATGCAGAGAATCCATCACAAGACAACATTGAACGCTTGATTCTTCGCAATTCCTATGGAAATGACATTAACTTTTTTGCAAACTCTGAATTAGACAACCGTCTGGGTCTTGAAATAGAAGAAGATGAAGATTATGAAAGGATCGCAAACTTTTACCTTAATGGCGGACTTGATGCTGATGACAGTCCGGCTTCGACATTTGAATTTCTTAAATATCGTGAAACAGTTTTCCCAAGAGAGACGAATGCTTTCAGGGCCATCTCGAGAAAAAGAACAAACTATCTCAATAACTTTTGGAGAGACGATCGAGATGAGCGATCAATTATAGAAACAGATTCGTTTGGTATTACTTATGGAACTGCCAACTCTAATACTGACGGTCCAACATTTTTACCAAGTATATGGCCGCTCGATGCTGATAGAGATTATTTAACTAAAAATAGACCCTCGTCTATTTCTTCTGTAACTTCTGATTACATAGGAGCCAGACAAGTTGATGATGGTACAGCAGATCTTCCAACTAGTTTTATTTCTGGTGGAGCCGGTATTTTACAAAATCAATATTCCACTTTTTCTCATACTGCTTTAACACATCAGATTTATATAAATTATTATTTAAATCCAGCACCAGTATATAATAGAAGGCATGCATTTGGCGACCTTATTTCGTCCCCTTCTAATAATCAAAGATTGGTGACAGGTTCTGTTGTCGCACCAGATGGCATTTTGATACCAGAAACCGGAAGCGGCTTCAAAGGCGCAGCCGGAGTCGGTGCTCCATTCCAAGGCCAAGCATTGTGGGAAGCAGGAACACAAGCCGGAAAGAATCCATTCTATTCATCATACGATTATTGGTGGGAACAATTAAGATTAAAAGCAAAAGATTATTCCGTGGTTCCAGAGTTTAGAATATCAGAATTTATTGATACAATTGAGAAATCTGGATCTCAAACATTTATTGACAATATGTTTGAAGTTACCGGTGGTTCTTCGGGAGAAACAGATCAATTTGATCCGTCAGCTGCGTTCTTTGGTAATGATTCATCCGAGACAAAGTTTTACGAAACGTATTCAACTTCTGACTTTATGAAGCACTTTGCAAAAATTAAAAAAGATCATGATGAATTTGTTGAACCATCAAAGATTACTCTAACTTGTAAGGCATTTAAAAAGTTTCTTGCTTATGACTCATTTTATCCTGCGACAAGAACTGTTGACCTCGCAACACAGTTTTCAAGATCATATGCAGATTTTATATCTGCAACCAGCAGTTTGCAAGCAGATGTTACTGATGATAGCTATATACACGCACAAAAACTTCAAAATTTATTATTGCCGACTTTTGCGCCGGGAGTACTTTATAATTCGATAAAATCTGGAATCGCATGTGACTATCCAATTATGACTGGTACGTTACCAACTGCGATCACTGTCGGAAATGGAACAGTGATTTCTGGCTCTTTTTACTCTGATAGGATACCTTTTGAGTCAATTGTTAACCCAGAAAAGTATTTATCCAATATAGATTTAATATGCAATGAACCATCAAGTTTTGCTAATACTAAAATAAATGCTGTTTGGTCTGGGCAAGGTGATAATTTATATAAAAAAATGGCTAATAATTTTGTCGCTGAGAGTATAAACTTCTTTTTAGAAGATTCACAATTATCTTTTATTACATCTAAGACTCAAGCTGATCCCTCATTTGGCAATGCTATTGCTAATAAATCTTATGGTATGAGAGTTAAGCTTTTCAAGACTCACGACGGCCAGAAGTTTCAATTTGAAGGCGATCAGGGCAAATATTATCCACCCAATACATATATTACAGGCGGCGCAACTGCTGCGGAAATTATTAGTCCTCGTGAAAATATCACAATGTATAGTAGACCAAGTGCGTTTGGGCCTCCCACGCACGGTAATGATGTGACCGGAACCCTTTTTAACGGAAGCTATGCAGGACATAACTTTCCTTATACTCCCCCTTATTATGATGGCGAAGCATGGTGTGACATAATTTTTACAGCAGATGAAACAAGAAAATATACATTATCTGAAATAATTTCAGAAGCAGAGTTTAGATTGATAAGAGTTGACCCAATGTCTGCTGGATCAAGTTCAATTTATCTTGACTATATGAATGAACTAACAGAAAGCCAATATGGAATGCAAGCAACTAGATTCAATCGGACTCCGGGAGATGATAGCACATTTTTCGTAGATGCTTCTACTATGGGATTCTTTAAAGAAAGCAGTTTGAATTATAAACTTTTAGATTCTCCTATTAATATTAACGCCATGAATATCAATTCATCGATAAATCTGGCAGGTCAAGCAGTTTTATCAGAAGGCGGATTAAACTTCACTAGTTTTACTGATGGCGATCCAAATGCTAGATGGATTATACAACCAAAATGGGAAACACCAATTCTTAATTTTAATGATGTAACTGCATCAGTTAATTTGTACGAGAACTCATTAAACGCTCAAACCCCAAGAGGAATGTGGCATCAATATGGTAGAATTCCTTTTGAAGATGAAGGCATTTATCTAAAATTAGAAAATATACCAAATAATTGGAATTCTAATTTTTATGGTTTAAATAAAGCACAAATTCATAATACTGGTTCTTTAATTGATTTATGCGGCTTTGATACCTCTAAAGTGAAACTAGGTAAGATTGAAAGTAAAAAGATTATTAAAGAAGCCGTCGTCGCAGTGCCCTACATTGAAAAAGCAAATAGAAAGCAATTCTATTCCATCGGAGAAGATCAGGTTTTCAATGCAAAGAAGTTTGTCGAGGTAACAAAAAAAGAACAGATTAGTGCTCCTAGAGAAGGTGATCAGTTGCCAGAATTCTATCAAGCAAAAACAACAAGTGTTATCATCGATATGGTCAAAAAGATGGATGAGTTTGTTTTTCCTCCAACGATGGATTTCGTTCATTTTCCAGAAAAAGTCAAACCATTTGCTATGTATATCTTTGAATTTTCTCATGAACTAAACCAACAAGACATCGCAGACATATGGCAGAATCTTCCTCCAAGATTAGGTGAGAACTTTGAAGAAGCAGAAGCAACCATTTCGCATCCGTTATTCTCCGATCATTTCCTTTCCTCGGTCCAAAGAGAGGAAGGGCAGCAAACACCGACAGGCGGAACAATTGACACCGAGATTCGTTGGATGATTTTTAAAGTTAAACAAAGAGCAGAAACGGATTATTCTTCAAAAGTTGTGTCGGGCGTTAGTAATAAGACCTTAAGAAAAAGAGTATTGTTCCCTAAATCACCACAAGAGCGTAAAGAAAACATTGATTCGCTATTGTCTTACAACTGGCCTTATGATTATTTTTCTCTTGTTGAGTTAGTTAAGTTAGATGCCGAATTCACATTTAGTAACATTGAACCAGATAATCCTGATTCTATAGAAAGGAAGGGAGACCCTAATAAAGATAAGGCAAAGAAGACAATTCAATCTAGATTAAAGCAACCAGCACCACCACAGCCTGATTCTCCAAAAATACAAGAACTACCGACACTCGCTGATATACCCCAAGCACTAACATAAAGAGCAAGATAAGACATGACATTTTTTGACAAAAAAGAAGAAGTAATTTCAATTGAGTTGACCCCATATGGTCGTCACTTGCTTTCGCTTGGAAAATTAAAACCTTCATATTATGCTTTTTTTGATGACGATGTGATTTACAATGTCGAAGCCGCTGGCTTAACGGAGACCAGCGCCGATATTAAAACAAGAATCCTCGAAGAAACACCATACATGAAGCCGACTTGCCTTTTCAGAAATGTAAATGACACAGCCGGACGAACGGAAAATTATCTATCAACGGAGGAGATTAGATACCCTTCTGCCGATAGCAAATTATACTTTCTTCAAAACCCTCTCGGAACTTGTGACCATACTGCAACAGAGTCACCCGCTCTTAAAGCAACATTTATTCTTAATTCTAGTTCAGCCGGAAGCAAGTTCCAAATTAATTCAACATTCCCAGATCAACAAATACCGCAGGTCGATATTGATTATGACTATACTGTTGAAGTGAAGAATACAAATAAACAAGCTAATCGCGACTTTGTAACCAACGCACCTCCTGAATTTCGTTCAAAGATATTTGACGATGGAACATATTTTGATATTCAAGATGACAATATGATCTTACAATTATTGGAAGAGAATGGTTTTGCTTTGACTGATTCGTTCGAGATCGAGGTATTTAAGCTAGATGATGTTGATTCTGAAAAAATGGAACAATTAAAGTTCTCCCCAAGAGTCAGCAAAATTAAAGATGACTTTATTTTAGATGAAGTATTAGAAGACACATCTCTTACTATTAATCAAGAATATGTTGAATATTATTTCGATATTTTTGTTGACAACGAGATTTCAATTAATGATTTGTGCAAAGGAATCAAGAATCTCAAATCACAAGATATCTTCATTGACCTCGAAGTTAATTGCCCAGATGTGCTAGAAACTGGCGACGTAAATATTTATAGAACAAGAATAACTAAAGGTGATCTGGAGATTTGCGATGATTGATAGAATTATAGGAAACGGCAATTTGCCAAATGTCTATATATCTCAAATTGAGATAAAAGATTCTAATCGCATCGTTGGTCTCGAGAAGATGATAAAAATATCTTTGACCTTGGTCGTTAAAGATAAGAAGATCAACGGAAACTTTCAATGGTCGCAGAACGGCTTCATGACTGACTTTCTCTTGATCAATCTTCTTCAATCAACAAATCAGAACTTCTCGAATCAAATAACAAACGGCGACTTCACAATTCTTAAGTCAGATTATAAAAACTCGGTGTTTTTTAATGAAAGACAAGTAAAAAGAATATCAAAAAAATTAAAACAATACACTGATTCTAAAACGCAATTCTTAGGCTTGGACTCAAACGGAAATGAAATTTATGATTTTTATTATGATTTTGAAATTGATATTAAACAAAGTGCAGCGGTAAATTTAACTTACTTTGCCAACATCAGCATTGACTCAGCCGATCTTGCTGTTCAGTATAGCGCCGATTTTTCTTCAGATATTATGTCTTTATATCAGGGCCCAGTGACATCCGAAATTGTATTTACCGGAGGTCAACTGCAAGCATCAACAAATAAATTTGTCTATTCTGATGGTATGCAATATGGCGGAGCGGTTCACGAACACGAAGGCCAGTACATGGAAGGCCCCTTCCACACAAATAGAAAACACAGAAACTTAACCGTATCACAGGTTCCAAACCTAAAAGTCAAAGATCTTAGAAGTGTTAATCAAAAGCCAAAATTGTTGAATGCTCAAAAGAAAATTAATAATTTCTTTGGCGATCCGTATACCACAAATGATGAAGATGGAAGAATTAAGAAAATGTTTTTTGTTGATCTCAACTCAATATTTCGACAAAAGACCAAATATGGTGAGATGTTGCACCAGATAGACCAAAAAGTTTATGATGAGGCATTATCAAATTTTAAAATCAAGAAACTTTCCATATATCGTGATCAAGTAATTGTCACAGAGAACAATTCCAATTATGCTAAAAAGAAAGAAATCATCACTCCTGTTCAAGGGTCAAGAAAGATCTTAAATATCACGAAGGATATAACAGCATATAATTTGTCATCCTCATACAACGTCATGTCCTCGATTGAAGAGGTCAATATGGGATCGTCAAAAATTAGATACTTTAATGTTGTTGACGAGGATGCAAAGGATAGATATTCCGGAAACTACGCTTACACAATGGAACTAAAGATTATTGACAGTTCGGTTGATTATTTAAAATCTAAATTTACAAAATATAAAGCAGACATCAAAGCGATGGAAAGCTATTATCTGAGAGCAAATAAGAGAAAATATTATAACTCTTTTAAGAAACAATTCACAAATCAGTTCATAAGTGATGAGAATTCTCTTTACAATCTCGGGACACCCGCTAGTTTTACTACAGTGCCATGGATCATATCGGTTGAGAATTATTCAGAACTTAATAAATTTTTAAACTTTTCTACCGAGGATGAAGACAACGCAATCAAAAATAATATTTTTAACTCAATTAATCCAAAGACCGGAAACACAAATGGTATTCTAAATTTTATTCAAACATATAAGGATGCGGTTCTAGCATTTACCATAAAGTTCGGCCTTAATAGCATGATTCAAGGCAGCGGATTTAATGTTTCTCCTTCGTCGAAACCACCAGTACTAAAGAACTTGATAGAAATATCTTATACAGATGAAGACTACACAGACTTTGCAATTACTAGATCTGGCTATCGTATCATGCCAAAGCAGCCAACCGAAACAGTAACGCTAGGTGCATTGCCATACGAGAGCCCAGTCACCAACGCTGTAGAACAAAAACCTGTCTTTACGCAAGAAAGAATACCATTGTCCGGATTTCAATCAAGAGTTGAAGATGAAAAGAAAAGATTTTTTGTTAATAACCCAACACTAAATCAAACCGAGAAAAAGAATTTTAAAAAGAAAAACCTCGATTCTTTTACAAATATCGACAAGAAAGCACCAAAGTATTTAACTCCAATTGCCATGTCAGATAAGGGAAGCAAAGTGGATCTCTCTGCTCCAAGTCGAACTAATAGTAAAAAATTGAATGATAAAATAAAAGACATTAGCAAAAGAAAAGACAAAACAAAATATAAAAGAAAGTTTAAGAAAAGATCCAACAGATTACTTAAAAACAAAACAAATGTTCGAGGCGGCAAAAGACCCGAAAAGAGCAGAGAATTATCTAAACAAATAAAATTCATGAAGCCTCCGACAATCAAACAATTTGATTTAAGGAGAAAATTAAATTATGATGCTACCGATTATCTTGGAGAACAAACTAAAATCAACTCAACAACTGAAAAGTTTCAACTTCAAGAGCTCGACAGAAAAGAAAAGTTCCGAACAGATGAGAAAATAAAATCTGCAATATTAAAAAGAAAAAAGAAAAAAACAAGAAATAAGTTTGATATGGAATCAAAGAATAATATTATTGATAATATTATTAGCGACGATAACATTGATACAGACATGGCTTTACAAGATATGCCACTTCAATTAAAGGCGCTTGTCTCTTCTAGGAATAATTCATCTAAGTCTAATCTTTTATCTTCACAATCGGACGTTCTGATTTCGGAAGAAACAGAAAATGAAATGCTAATTACTCACTTCAACATACAGAAATTAGAATATCTACATGGATTTATGGAAGATGAAAATGGCAACCCAATCATCACAGCACCCATATGGAAAGAGGTAGATACTGACTCGCTGAGCTCGATTCAAACTCCGTCTTTTATTATGAGAGCTATTAATTATGTAAACGAATCGTTATTTGTTGATATACCAGATGAAATAGATCTTCCAATATTTGATTCATTTATGGTTTTCAACAATGACACAAATTTTGTTCCAACAAATCAACAAACAATTATTAGTCCACTGTTCTATAATTATAATAACAATTCTAATGTTGTTTATGATTTTTGTACTTCGAATATTGTAAAGCAATCAGAAAAGCAAAATGGATTATTTACAAATCAACGACAAGTTGCCGCAAATGTTACATCACAGATCCAAGATGGAAATCAAACAATTACAACTGGTCGCCCCGGAACGCCCAGTGGAGGCTCATACTAGTGTCTACATTTACTAAAATTATTGTTAAAGATACGAACTACTTTGATAGAATACAGGCAAATACAAATCCGACAATCGCTGTTGAAAATACTGCCAATCTTACAACAACTTTTAATAATCAATTGAGAGAGAAAAAAATAAATGTTAAATTTATGTCCTCGGAGTTTGATCAGAATCAAGCCAATCTCACTTTAAACGAAAAGATAAAGATCACCGCAATACCTTCGGCTTTTGGATCATTCGCTGCGTTTAGATCGGAGATAGAGTTATCTCTTAACCAGAATTATCTTAATCATTTAACGAGTATTCAGACACAACAGAGAACACAAACAAATAACAATGCAGATTTCACAATTTCGTATGCATCAAGCTATAATTATTATGCCCAAGGATACGAGGACTTCATAGCAGATATAGATGAAAAGTTGATAGGCAATTATTATGTTGAGAAAAATCAAACTGATGTCTCAAAAATATACAACTTCAATGCCCCAAATAAAGATTTTTTCAAAACAATTGGATCAACACAACAAGTAGAGACAAGTGATGAATCATTACAGACATTTAAAAATTGCATCCTAAACAATATTGATTCTGTTATGAGCGAGGTTCAAAAATATCCGTTTTATTTTAATTTTAGATTTGAGACACATGGTAATGACAATTTGACAGACTTCATAAACTCAACAGGTATGGTTTACGATTTGATGGATTTTTATGTGAATTCACAACCAGCAACATCAACAAAATTTGATTTGCTTTTTACCGGCGATTCAGCAACTGTACGTGAGAATGTTACGACAAGGATTTTTCCATTTTCTACATGGCTAAATGATACAAATTATAATTTGTCAAATTTAAATCAAACCAAACTTATCGGAGCATCTTATCGTCCAATTGGAAATATTGAAGGCAAGTTTCAGAAATTAACCTTGAGCGGGATATTCAGAAATAAAGTTAAAAAACATTTGAGAACAATTGAAAAAGTTTTTAAGAATGAAGAATGCTCTAAACAAGTTCTTTTTTACAAAGTCGAAAAGTATATCAATAATTTTCTTGGTGTCCCGACACAGACACTCTGGTTTTTGAATAAACAAGAAGCGGTTGATTATTATGATACGCAAGTTAAATACGGAACTCCATACGCTTATAGGCTTGTGGCGTATACATTAGTTATTGGAAATAGTTACCAATATATAAATCCTGAATTTCTTGACAACGACGGTGAATATACTGTGACACTTGATGTTGTTAATACTCCAAGTGCTCAAGTTGTCGAGATCCCTTTGATTGAGTTCTCATTAGCGTCAATACAGAATCCACCGCTTAAGCCACAGGTTTCTTTCAGTACAAAGATGAGTTCTGACAATAATATTAAGATTACATTAGGAGACAATGTTGGAGATGATTTGGATGGTTTTGTTGTAATATCTGATGCTGACAGAATACAAGAGCGTCTTATGGGCCTTGTTGCTAATAATTATAATGGGAATAATCAGAAGAGTTATTTCAATAGCGGTGGTAATCCAGTCTATTACGAGATTTACAGACTTAGTATGCCACCAAAGGATTATCAAGATTTTGTTGGATTCAAAATAGCAAATGCAAAGCAATTCTTTTCAGATAGCAAAAAAACTTCTTCTGATGTTTCTATAAACGATTATATTTTATCAAACACAGACTATTATTATATGATAAGATCGGTGAATATACACGGACATGTTAGCAATCCAAGCAGCGTATATAAGGTATCGCTAGTGCAAGATGCAGATGATTCAAAGATTAATGTTGAAATTTATGATTTTCCAAAACCAAAGCTTTTTGACAACAATAAAAAATTTAATTCTTTGCTTCAAGTTCGACCGGCACTAAATCAAATAGTATTTGATAATAATCAACCTTCTTTGTTTAATCAAACTTCTGCTAAGAGTAAACTAAATAATATTAGATTAGGTGATGCAGACAATCAAATATGGGGAAATACTTTTAAAATTAGGTGCACCAGCACTACCACCGGAAAAAAAATCGATTTTAATGTTACTTTTAATATTAAAACGGTTAATTCGGAAGAGAATTTTGATTAGAACTAATTACTATAACAATTTGAGGATTAAATATGGGATTTTTAGATAACAGTGGCGATATCATTCTTGATGTTGTACTTACTGATTTGGGCAGACAATTGCTCGCTAAAGGCGACGGATCTTTCAATGTAACCAAGTTTGCATTGTCAGATGACGAAATCGACTATAGTTTGTATAACAAGAATCATCCAAGCGGTAGCTCTTACTACGATCTTGAGATTCTGCAAACTCCTGTGTTCGAAGCATTCACTGACAACGCAGCATCGATGAAAAATAAGCTTCTGACTTTTGAAAATCAGAATCTTTTGTTCTTGCCCGTTCTTAAACTAAACCAATCGTTTCCCGGCACCTCTTTGCATACTGATGGTGCATTTGTTGTTGCAGTCGACAGAAACACAGAAGATAATACTTCTACAACCAGTCCCGCTACTTCAATTGGAACAACATCAGAAGGTAAAGTTGTCGCTGGTGTTATTTTCGGCGAGTCTTTGGGTGCCGGTGCTCAAGCACAAAACTTTATTAGAGTCGACCAAGGACTTGATACAACTCAAGTGTCAGCCAAAAAGGCCCTAGATCCAGACCTTGTTGAGACCGAATACATGATTCAAATCGACAACCGTCTAGGATCTATTGTAAGTTTTGACGGCGCTAACCGCGCAGTGCCTGACTATATTGACGATGATAATATCGCATATTATACATTCTCTCTCGGTACGGATCAACAATACGTGCAGAACAACACAGTTACCGAGGACACAAATACAGAAACAATCTTAGGTCCAAGAGGAACATTCTTCAGATTTTCAGTCGGCTCTTCTCTAGAATTAAATACAAGCACTTATCTATTCACCCAACTTGGATCCACAACCACGATGAATAACGCAGCCGGCAGTTCCTCAACTGTAAAACTTATTGACACAATTGTCAAAGTAACCGGAATGACCACAGGATACAGCGTTGATATTCCTGTACGATTTGTAAAACTATAGGATTAGAAAATGGCAAGTTCTTTTAAACAAATAACCCCAAATGACAGAGTATCAACACGAACTCTATTGCACGAAGCAATTCCACTAACTGGAACGATTGTATCCGGAACCTATTCTGACGAGAATATTAAAAATTATTCTCACGGCATGTTCCAGTCTGTATATGATTATCCTTATCTAAGCTCTTCTGCGAATCATATTTTTGATATTGCTGCTGGTTATTCTTCTGATAGCGAATTATCTGGCACTGCTAATGAACAAAATTCAAAAAAGATTAATATTTATAATCAAATGGCTCAAATGCTAGTTGGCTATGATATCACAGGCTCGGTGTTGAAATTCGATGAAGATGGAAATATATTAGCCGGAGGAGACAAATTAAAAGAATGTTTATTTGTTAACTTTTCTCGTCTTCTTTATAAAGATGAAATTAAAAAAGGCACATTCTCTCTAGAGCTAGGCGTAACTCCAACTTATGCCCAAGACGGTACAGTTTTTAATGATCGCGTCTTGGTAACTGATTACAGTGGCTCTGATGGTTATCTTGTTAACTCTCCTCTTGGAGAATATGGTGTTCTATATGTTACTGCTAGCACACATGGCGCTATTTTAGCAAACGACCCGGCAACAACAAATAGACCACCCTGTGGTTTGATATATTATCAAGCAGGTGTCGCAGTTTTGTCTTCATCATTATTCCTATCCTCGGATGATTCAGGCGGCGGTCTTCTCAGTAACACATTTACATCTGTTTCTATGTCTGGGCCCTCAAGCACAGAAGAATCGATTTCAGCCGTAATGTCTGGCTCGCTTATTACAGGCTCTGCTGATAACTTAAGAAATAGAATGTACAATCTTCAGTTCAACAATACTGTTGAGCTTAATTCAACAATTTACTTCTGCCGAGTAAATCACAATGAGTTCAATTATTCAGGAAATCCAACTTACCTCAGCTCTTCACAGATCAGAGTCAAAGAGATCTCAACCGATGAACCTGTATCATATATCACAACCGTTGGTCTTTATTCCGAGAACAATGAACTTCTTGCTGTTGGTAAACTAAGCGAACCTCTTAAGAAAACTCCATCAAATGAATTCACAATTCGAACAAGATTAGATTATTAGTATGCTATGTCATTTTATAAATTTACAGAAGATGACTTATTTACAAATACAATAGAAGCATATCCAGAATATTCTTTCTATATCGTTAGTAGTTCTGTTTATATTAATAATGTTCCAAATCAATCTGGTGCTCTGACTGACAACATTTTTGGAGTACCAGATGGTTTTCTATCGCTATATGAATACAATATTGATAGGCCCTCGACTTATATCTATCCCTTTCTATATAAAGATGGATTAAAGAATATTTTCAAATCGTATAACACCGGATCATACAATATTGCAAATTACGGAACCGTGATCACCTCGAGCTATCGTTTATCCTCATCGATTTCAAGACATTATTATGATTCTACTGGTGTCACAGGTTCATCAAGAACTTACTTATTTCCTCTAAAGAATACAATGAATCATTATACGTACCTCTCTCCAAGATATGCGTATTCGGCCTCTTTCGGAGACAAAGATAGTGATAGTGTAAATTTAATAAATATTCCTTCAATTTTTTATGGTTCATCGATCAAAAAAGGATCGGTATCTTTAAAATATTATATATCTGGCTCTCTTGTAGCGGAGCTAGTTGACAAGAATTTTAATGGCGATTTAATTCAGGTTTCAAGTTCAACAGATGCAAACGGTGAAGGAAGAGTTGCTGGAACTGTATTATACAATGAGGGCTTCATTATCTTGACAGGCTCGTGGGATTTAAACGGAGATCAAATTGATTATAAAACAGGCATTCCTGACAATTCAAAATGGATCTACTTTGGAACCGGTACTAACGAAGGAACAGTCACAGGAAGCATTCATTATCCCTCTGCTTCTTTCACAATTGATTATCAAGGAACAACTCACACACAAACATTAACAATGTTCGCTCATGCAAAGCAAGGCCATTTAAATTATTCAAATAATCCGACTTATCTTAAATATAATGAACCAAACTACAAGAACGCTTCAACTGGATCCTCGGTTTATGGCGAGCGCCCCGTGCCACTACATAACAACGTTGATTCTGCTTTCACGGATGTCGACCCAGATTTTCAAAAAATTACATATATCTCCAAGGTTGGCATATACGATGAAAATAAGAACCTTATTGGCGTAGCTAAAGTTGCCGTTCCAATCAAGAAAACAATAAAAAACAATTATACTTTCAAATTAAAACTTGACATTTAATAAAAAGTATGTTATAATATATTATGTCTAAAAAATGTATTCTT